AGCCGGGCTGCGGTCGCTGGTTGCCGTAGAACAACGAACCTCCAATCCACGCTTGACCGTACACGATCATTTCCGGCGACGTCGCCGAGCGCAGATTCAAGTCGCGATTGAAGCGCGCTTCATCTTCAGCCTTCATCGCTGCCTTCTGCGATTCATAGCTGCCGTAGAGACCGCCGACACCCGCTGCGACGAGCCAGTAGTTGCCGGTGATCGCGCCGCCGACAATTTCGAGCGCGCTGACGACGTAGCCAGTCAGGCTATCCGACACGAGTCGCACTCCATGCGTGGCGCACTTCTCTCACCGTTCTACTCAGTCCGATTTTGTGATCGAAGAACATCGAGCAGTAGCCAAGGTGGATCCCGACTGCGATCACTTCCTTCGGTTCATCACGCGGCGCGATGTTGAAGCTAACGACGTCGCCGAGTGCCACCGGCGAGCGCGGTGCACCGAGACACGACGAGATCAGACCCTCGATCCCGCCGTGCTCGACGATCAGCCGCGCCGCACTGAGATCGTCGTCGTACGTGAAGCGCTCGGAGTGATCGACACCCGTCAAGCGCTCGACGTATGTCGCGACGAATTGACAACAGTCGAAGCGCCCGCACTGCGGCTCGACGTTGCCGAATGCGTACAACGTTTCGGCGAGCGCCTGTAGCCACGTCATCGCTCGTTCCGCCGAATCGAGTCGGGATTGATCGTGCCGGGGTTGCTGCCGAGATAGGTCGGCGTGCCGTTGCCGAGCGTGATCTTGAGGTTGGCCATTGCCGCGAGGTACTGAAACCCGAGATCACCCGAATGGTCGCGCTGTAGCTGATTGTCCGAGAACCAGCGCATCGGCGAGCGCTCGAACATGATCCACTCGGATTCGACTGAGATCGAGACCGTCGCCGTGTCGGTGCCGTAGGCGACGTGCATCTGATCGACTTGCCCCGAGAACACCTCGAACGGATCTGCAACCAGCACGCCGGTCAAAATATCGCGCATCCCGAGATAGATCGTCACCGGGCGACCGTAGTAGTCGATGTCGAGCGCTTCGTTGAGAATCTCCGCATTCAGCCCGTTGAGCGTCAGCGTCGTGCCTGACGGCGAACTGTCGTCGCGTTCTTCGATCGCGCCAATGCTGCCGAGCTTGCCGACGCCGGTCCACGTTTCGCCTAGCGTCGAGATTTCGCCGAGATCGGTGTGCACGCGCAGATCGAAATCGTCGAAGAGGATCTCGACGAAGTACGTCGGCAGCAGCGTCGCGTCGTCGAGTACCGCTTCGATCGCGCCGTCGAGTGTCCTCACGCAAGCACGTCTTCGATCAGATTCAGCACGACGCTGTCGTAGAGAATGTCGCCGGCGTAGTACGGCGACGAGTTCAGCGCGACGGGGTCGGCTTGGTAGAACACCCCTGACGGTGTCGCGAAGTTGATCGCTTGATTATCAGCGTACGCCTGATGCAGTTCCGGCCAGATCCGAATCGTGCCGACACCGCCTGACGTGTTCACGTCGGCCACAACGCGCTTCAGTTCGTTGCCGATGCTCAACCAGTCGCCCGCTTTCAACCAGCCAGTGACGTTCGTCACGCCGTCGATCGAAAGCGTCGTTGCGCCGGCCGCGTGCGCGCCTTGCAGCAACGGCGAGCCCCCGAGTGCGCCGCGGCGAACGTAGCCGAGTGTCCCCGGCAGAACGCGCAGCCGATGGATTCTGCCCTGCAGGGAAAAGATCGCGTTTTCGAGCGCGTATCGGCGCGTGCCCTGCACGTTGCTGTACCCAAGCACGAAGTTCCAACGGTTGCCCGTTTGCAGCTGCGCCTGCATCGCGCCGTTCTGCGTGATGAACGTTCGATCGTTGAACACTTGCTGATAAGCGCACGTGTTGGGCGCGACGACTAGGGTGTAGATCGTCATCGTCTACCCCGCTTCTGTTGGTCGCGAATCTGCGCAATCGCGGCGTCTTTCGCGAGCTTCATTGCGACGAGCATTTGCGCCGGATTCGTCGCGCCGCGCGCGTCGATCGACACGTTCATCGACACCCCACCGCCGCCGTTCGGCTGCACGTAGCCAGACACGTTCGGCACGAATAGCTCGGGGCCGAGTTCGCCGACGAGATACGGCATCCCCGCACCGACCGGACCGCCAGCTGCTCGTTTGCCAAGCTTGCTGAAGAACCCGCCGATCGCACCGAGAAAGCCGCCCGAGCCCGCGCTCTTTGTCGCTGCGCCGCCGATGAAGTCGAAGATCGACGACGCGGCCATCTCTGCTGCCATGCGTCGCAGAATGTCGATGAAGTTGGTCAACATGCCTTTGATGCCGCCGTCGAACGGATCGAACAGGTAGTTCGCCAACGAGTCTTGCATGTTGCGCGCCGCCTGTTCGGCGAAGACCGACATTTTGTCGAAGGTGTACTCGCTCAGATCGAGCAGTTTCTGGTTGGCTTCACCGATCTGTATCGGCACTTGCGACCAGATCTGCACTGCGCGGTAGCCGCCTTCCTCGAGGTTCGCGTTGATCGATGTGCCCATGTCCTGATAAGCCTTCTCCTGCGCGGTCGCGAGATCCTTTACCGTGGACTTGGCTTTTTCGAACGCATCGAAAGCAGGCGCTTTGTCTGATCCCGGCCCAGCGGTCAACCCGGTTAGATCCATCGGACCATCCGGCAGCGCGCCCAACCCGCCCCATTCGCCCGTAGCGCCTGGCGGCGTAGTCAGCCACTTTAGGAAACGGTTCTCCTTGACCCAGTCGGGGAACGTCGAGAAGAACTTCGCTGCCGCCACGGTTGCATCGGCCAGCTTCAGCGCCAGCTCAGCGAGCTTCGGCAGCATCGGCGCGATGCCTTCAGCAAAGCGCGCGAAGGCAACCGTCGACAGCGCGTTGAGAGAGTCCTTGAAGTCGTCTGCGGCCTTGAGCGATTTCTCGCTGACGACGACGCCCAACTCTTTGGCTTTGGCGATCATCGACGTCAGACCAGCCGACCCTTGCTCGAGCACCGGGACCAGCTGCGCACCGATTTCGCGGCCGAAGAACTGCGCCGACGCTGACGCGCGTTTCGCCGCCGAGTCCATCGACAGCAGCGCGTCTGAGAAGTCTTTGATGATCGCTTCGTTGGAGCGAATCGCGCCTGACGTGGTCGTCAGCGAGATGCCGAGATCGTAGAAGAACTTCGAGGCTGCGCTGTTCTTTCCGCTCACTGCGTCGCCGATGACTTTGTTGGCTCGCGTCATGGCAGAAGCAAACTTCTCAGTGCCGACGCCCGCCTGTTGCGCCGCGAGCCCCCACGCCTGAAACGCATCCGTCCCTAGGTTTGCCGCACGCGCGCTCTCCTGCAGCGCATCCATGCGGTCGATGAGGCGGTCGACGCCACGCACCAGGAGGCCGACCGACACCACCGACGCGAGCCGTTGAAACGACGTCGAGACGGCATCGAGCGTGCGTTTTTGTTGCGCCTGGAACCTCTTCGCGCGCGCATCGGCCGCTTCCATGCCGGCCATGTATTTCGCGGTCTGAGCTTCAAGGCTAACAATCAGGCGCGCAATGTCATTCGCCACGTTTCACCCGTTCTATCTGGTGTGCGATTGCCTCGAACGCTTCCAGGTCCTTCTGCTTACGCCACGCAATGGTGTCGTCAGCATCGCGGTACATGAAAACGTCGAGCGTGATGGGGGCGGAGCCCTTCGGACGGTTGGAGTTTGCGAGGGTGGATGCGATGAGGGCAGCGTGCATGTTGTCGCGCCACGGACCGAACGGCTGCATCAGGTAAAACTCACGCCATTCGGCGACGTGATCCTGCGGCCAGGACTCGATTTCCATGACGCTGCACCCCAGCGCCAGCGCTAGTTCGAAGAGGAACCGGCGCTCGGGGTTGCGGACTTTTTTGCGTCGACTCCACTGAGCGCAGCTATCGCTTCGGTGATCTCGCCGATCTGCTCACTCGTGAGCATGTCGAGGATTTCGTCGGGTGTTTTTTCAGCCCACTCGGGGACGCCGTACTTGACCGCGACGGCGCCCGCGAGAAACCCCGTCTTGTCCGTGTCGTAGGCACGCACCGTTTCGGCGTGCGCCTTCGCAGACAGTTGACGGAGTTCCAGCGTGGCGCCGATCGATGCAATGGCGACGCTAGCGCGCTTGAGGTAGTCCGGCACGATCAGCTGAACTCGCCGGAGATCTTCAGTCTGAACTGGATCTTCGACTGTTCAGTCGCGCTTGGCATGTACGTATAGCCGAGCACTGCGGCGGAGAAGTTGACCTTTTTATTGGGGGATACGCCGAGATAGGTCAACCGAAATGCACGCGTTTGACCGGCGACGGCCGCGGCGATCCACTTCAGTTGCTCGACGCCGGCCGGTCGATGGTTGCATTCAACCGTCACCTCGTCGCCTTCCTTCAGACCTGCGATGAATTCTTTGGATCCGGCGGCGCTGTCCCAATTGGTGACGTCGACCTGCGATGCCGTCTGTCCGATGCCGGACGCCGACAACACTTCCTCGAGTGTGGGGTATGCGATCGGCGAGCCGCCGAATGCCTGCATGCCGAGACTCAAATATCCGATGATTGCCTGAGTGGCCATGGTTCAGCTCTCCAAATGAAAAGCCCGGCGGGATTGCCGGGCTCGGGTTCTACGGGTGGAACGGGGAAAACTAGGTCGTCTGATACGCGATGAAGAACTGCAACGAAACACCGCGCAGGCCGGTCAACGTCTCCGGCGCCGATGTCTCGTCCTCTTTACGAATGAGCTTCGCGACGTGCGCGCCCATCGCGCCGGTGTATCCGATCAGCGCCGCTTTCACGCTTGCCGCGAGCGCCAGCGCCGTGATCAAGCTCTCGCTGTAGCACAGCACCGTCACCAACGCCTGCCGGAGCTCCGACTGCCCGCCGTCAAGCAGCTGCTCGTCGATGTCACTGTCGAGCTCGATCACGACCGCGGGCAACGGGTGCGTCTGCGGCAGGAAGCCGGGA